ATAACGAGAACCTAGTTTGCCTAATTGGTTTCCTGCCATATCAGCTATTTTCATGTTAGCTTGCATTTCTTTAGCTAGGTATCGAACTTGTTTCTTGCTATTCTCAACACCTTTTCCAAATTCAGCATCGTCAAGACCTAGCTTAATGACCATGTTACCTAATGGAGTTCCACCAGACATCTAAGCACCTCCTTCTTTAAGCACTAACTTTCTAACTGGTTTATTTTTCTTAGATTTTTTTGGAGAACTTAATAAAATCTCGTCAATATCCAAACAGTCCGTTTCCATCACATTTTTTATTGTCATAGAAGGGATTTTTTGAATAATGTCTTTAATGAGATTTATTTGGAGGTCGTAAAATCTTGACCACGTAACAGTTGCTCCATCATCGCTTTTTTTGCTGCTTCATCCTCTTCTCTTGAGAAACCTAAAACACGATATCGAACAATGTCATAAACTTGTTTGAAATCATGAGAATCTAAACCGTTCAAGATAGCTTCTTTAGTGACTTCATCGCTCTCAAACAAACCTGCGACAAATTCAGCTTGAAGCTCTTCATATTCATGAGTTTCTGTTTCTTTTTCTGATTCTTTATTTTTCTGCTCCAACTCAGCTTCTTTTCTGATGTAATCAATTTTTTTAGATTGAGGAACAAAGTCACAGAAATATTCTTTAACTTTTCCATCATTGTTTCTAAGACTTAATTTGATTGTTCTTTCTTCCATTAATAAAACCTCCTGTAATTTTCAAAAATAAAAAAGGCTAGTCTTTCGACTAACCTTCTGGAACTGTTGTTGCTTCTCCTAACACTGCAGTCTTAAGTGCTTCAACGTTTGCAGTACCTACTGCTCTAAGAACTTTCATTTTTTCTGTTTTGTCACCAACTGTGATTTCACGAGTAACAGCGTTATGAACATACTCGCCTGGTTCTGGAGTAAAATCTTCATCAGTCTTAGTAGCTAAAGAGAAACCATCTCTATTGAACTTACCTGCAACTAAAGCCCAAGCGATTGCTTCACCTGATAGGGTTTCTGATTCTGCAAAAACGGCAACATAAGGTGGATCAGTTTTGTCTCCAAAACCATCGATACCTTCTTTCATTTGAACAAGCCCTAACCATTCAGCTTCAATTTCTGCTGGCACATCTAACACACCAAAATTTCCAGCTGCTGCACCTACGCCTTTAGAAGCTAAGTAGTACTCTCTGTCACCAGCAAAAACTTTAACTGCTTCTTTTGCTAATCCAGTTAATTCAAAACTAACTGGACCACCTTCTTCTTGAACACCTTCTAATACTCTAATTTTTTTAGTAGTATCTGGTGTTAAATCTTTCTTTAAAACACGTGTTGATAATTTATTAAAACCGTAAGTTTCTGGCATTTAATATTCCTCCTAATAAAATAGACACCGATTAATAATCAGTGTCGTAAATTTTTGTATTTTTTCGATAGCGCCTTGCTTGAACAAAGCGTTTTGTTTCAGTGAAATAAGTATTTAATCCACCAGATAATTGTATGAAATCATTCTCCCACATAATTTTTTTAATCTCTTTTGAGAGTTCATCTGTTAATTTTCTGTTGGTAGTTTCAACATTTATCTGATAACTGAATGTTTGTGACATTTCTTTATTTGCTGCAAAATAAGCACTTTCTGGTGGTCCTAATGGAGTATCAATCACAATGAATGGTTTACTAGTATCTAGTGATTCAGGTACTTCATAAAACTTGATACGATATTCTGTTTTACCTTTATCATTTACAAAACTAGTTTTTTCTTTGATTAAATCATTTGTGATTAATTGGTTATAAACTTCCATCATCATATCTTTCATCGGGCCAATTCCTCCAATTCTCCACGCATTTTTTCAAAGGCAGAGCCTTCAGTCTTATCAACCACACCTTGTAATTTTCCCATACCACGAGGACTAACATAGCGTCCAAACCTTGTATAACCAAACTCGCTAAGATGGACTAAACGCCAACGAGAGCCAGCTCCCCAACCTACCGCAATTTGTTTTGGTGATCCTTTTTTGACTCCAGATACAATAACAGTTGAATGAGTTTCCCCAGTATCTTGATAGGTAGCAACAGCAGCTTTTACATCTTCCTGTAACTCTTTACCGTAATTTCTAAGAGCTTTATTGATAACTCTTGTAGCTCGTGCTTTCCCTAACTTCGCTTCAATATTTTTGATGATTTCATCTGTTCCTGTTACACTCACACTCATGATGTGATACCCAGAATAATCTTTACAAAATCATTATTTTCTATGTCAGGAGCGTGGTCTACAATATCCCAAACTTTATCCTTGTATCTGAAATCATCAAGAATAACCTTGTGTTTGTTGCTTGGTAAATAATCCATGTATGGATCTCGTATTTTAATCGTGACAGCTTCTTTAGTTCCTTTACCGCTTAAAATATCTCTGTCTTTGGAAGACGGTTTATAAACTAGGCAAGTACAGTTATAAAGCTCTTCTTTTTCTTCTTCACCTGGTTCGGGGCCGTCTGAAGGTTTAAACTCAAAAAAAGAAACTGGTGTATTTAAAGCACCAGCTGTAATCTTTTTCGGTTTGTAATTTGAATTAATCGCCAACTAACTCACCGCCTAAAGCTAAAGAAGCATCTAAGATAGCTTGTTGAAAGTTGTCATTAAAGAACTCAATTGATTCATTTCGAACGTATCTTACACGTTCAAATACCAATTCGACACCTTCTGAAAATTCATCAGGATTAAATTTACCAATCAAGGTTTTAATAATCTTGAATGAACTTTCAAGCTGTTCTCCAATATCTTCATCTTCGGAAGAATGGAAGATACGGAAGCGTGCTTTGTACTGACTGATAAATTCTGTTGTATTCATCGTGACTTCTTTTTCTTCCATCAGAAAAGCACCTTCCTTTACTCGGATTCTGAAGTTTCTACTTCATCATGTTCTTCAATCGTTTGTGTTTCTTCAACAACTTCTTCATTCGGCTTTTTATCAATACGCTCTAAAAAAGAGCTACCTAGTGTTTTAATAACTTGGTCAGCTCTTTTTACAGCAATATCAATAACTTCTTCTGGTTGATAAACTTTCCCTTTACCTGGTACTTTTGGATCATCAAGTAATCTAAATTCTTTTAACACTTTAAATTCAGCCATTTATTTCACCTTACCCTTCTGGAACTGTTGGAACTTCAAATTTCAAATCGTAAACATGAGCAGCATCGTTATTTGTTGGATAACCATTACCTAACATATCAATTGCATAAAGAGTCGCACGTTTCATTGCAAAAGTTTCTTTGTAAACATAAACCTTTTCAGGACGTGATTGCGTTGCTTCGTATTCGCCTTTAACAAATGAAATTAACTTGTTCTCTGGAACATCAATTGACTCAACAATATTTTCAATTGGAATGAAAGGCATATTAGAGCCGTAGACGTTATTTAAGTTTGCGAAAGTAACAGCGGCAACAATATCATAATAATTAACTGGGTTTACAATTAAGTGAACCATTCCAGAAACCTTACGATACTTCACTTCACCAGCATCATTTTTATCTACTTTATATGTGTATTTAGAAAGTTTTTTCATTACACCAGCTAATTCAGAAACAATTTTATCTTTAGCGAAAGTTAAAGTTCCGGAAGACGTTTTGTTAGGTAATCCTGTTGATGGGTCTAATGCACCGTCTACATTTTTTAACAATCCGATTGGCTCATCATTACCAGTACCAGTGATAACTTTTTCCGCCCAAATATCACGAACAGCTTCACTTAATGAAATACTGATAAAACGGTCAATCCAACGCGGACCTAAGTCTAAAGTGTCATTTGAAATCAAGAAGAACGCAGTTAATGCAAGTTGAACAAATTCAGTTGCTCCAAATTTAGAATCTAATTGGCCTTCTAAATCTTTATGTAATGGACCGAATACGGCAACACCTGTACGACGAGCACGAATGACTTTCACACGACCAACTGTTGGTGTGAAATTGATAATATTTAAAATCGGGTGATCTTGTTGTAAGTTTTCAAAAATACGTTCTAGCACAGTTTCTGGCCAAACGATATCCTCATCAAAACCGCCTTTTTTAACAGCTTCGTTATAGAATTTAGTTTCATCTGCAGTTAACGTTGGAATCCCACGAGCTGCTAAAACAGCATTGTCAGTAACGTTTTTAAGTTCTTCATATTCTGCTCTAACTTGTTTTCCAGCGTCTTCTGCAATAGCTGTTACATATTCTTCTAAAGCTGAATTAATTTCTTCTGGTGTAGCATTTTCATTAGCCGATGCTGCATTAAATAATGCTTTTGCATCTTTTGTTTTGTTTGTGATTTGTAATACCATGTATTATTCCCCTTTTCTTAATCGATTGATTAATGATTTAGTTTGTTTTGGTGAAACTAATTTAGTTCCATTAACACCTGTTTCAATCTCAATATTTATTGGATTATGGTCTTTTTGAGAGTCAAAAAAAGAAGCCATCGCTTTTTCTACTTGAGCATTTACAATGTCTTCAATACTTTTATTTTCATTTTTAGGTGGCTCAAGTGTTGCTTTGGCTTTATCAATTACATTTTTTGGTAACATTCCAGAACCGTGATTTGCAATCAATCTAGGTTGTTCGACTGTGTCAAACATAACTTCGTCTGCAAAGCCTAATTCGACGGCTTGTTCTGCATTCAACCATGTTTCCGTGTCCATTTTTGCTAGAATATCCTCACGGCTCAAACCGGTTTTTATTCTATAAGCATTTGCAATAGAATCATTCGCATTTTTTAACACTTCACTGTTCTTATCCATTGCATGATAATCACCGAACGTCCCAGATGCTGCGTTATGAATCATCATTCTACCAACAGGACTGATTCTAACTACATCTCCAGCCATCGCAATAACACTAGCTGCACTGTATGCAGATACAACGTTAATTGTTACTTTACCTTCATAAGATTTTAAAACTGTATAGATTTCTGCTCCTTGATCAACGTAGCCGCCCCATGAATTTATTGTGATTTCAACGTCCTCACCATTCTTAGGTAAAGCTTCATTAACATCCCTAGCACAAGTTGCCTCTTCTTCAAAATAATCATAAATCCATTTTTCATCACTAGAAATAATTGGACCATTGATTGAAATTTTAACTGTCATTAACGTTCTCACCTCCTTTCGTTGTTTCTTCATAGTTCTTGGTTAAGAGTAGTTTCTTACCTTCACCATTTGGCAACGGATCTAAATCATAAACATCACGCACTTCATCACGATATATAGTTGCACTAGAAACTACCTTATCAATTTGAACAGCATCTTCGATAATACTTCTAGGAAGTACATTGGTAACTTTAAGACGTTCGCCTCTTACGTATCCAGCTTTAGTAATAATTCCAGATGTTAATTCATCCTTAACTTTTTTAGCTAATGGCTCTGTAAAAGTTTTTCTCATAGCTTTGATATTAGAATCAAGCTCTAATTTTTCACCATAAATAAGCGCCGTAGGAATACCTATGGCGTTGGACACATCATCAATTAAAGATGATTTCATTTTATTCAATTCATCTAATGATTGGTTAGAAACACCTTGTTTATTAGTGTATTCTTCATACTCGAAACCCTTCATTTTAGGAACTATAGCAACTGAATTTTTACTGAAGGATTGATAAATTTTATCAATAAAACCTTGTAACCTTTCAGTTCTTGTTTTACCATTTTTATCTCTTTCCTCATTTACACTACCAGTTGTGTCGATAGAAACTGTTCCACGAATTTGATTGTTTCTCATGGCAACTTCAAGGATACGTCCAAACAATTCAGAATAATCATTGAACAACCCTTTTGTAAATCTTTCTAAGTTCTCATTGTTATACTCAAAATAAAGTACTTCTGACCGTCTAAAAGAACGTTTAAAAACATAATCTTTTACAGATACATTTGTAAATACGTCTTCATAGACTGCTTTTTCTTCCCTAGAGAAATCATCAGCTAACAATAATTGGTTATCATCAGTAAAGATAATTAAAGCTTCATTTTCATCTAATAACCTGTAAAAGAACTTATACCAAAAAGTAGCCGCTGATGTGTCATTATTAGGTCTAACATTTAAAATGTACTCCCATTCAGGACCATCTTTGAAATCCTTAAACTTAATTTCCATCGTTGACATCGTTCTTGCTGCAAAGTCTAAGACAGTTGCTTTAGCCATGATTTTAAGATAAGAACGTTTGGCCGTTTCGTCACCAACAACAAAATCGGGAATCCAATCAGTTGGATCTTCATTTTTTATAGATGTTTTAAAGACATCAAATAAACTCACATATTTTCACCACCTTTCAAGGTAAAATAAAAAAACCTAATGTAGATTAGGTTTCAACTATTATGTATTTCTATTAATTCTCTCAACTCATTATTTGTTTTTGCGTTAATTATTTTATTCTTAATTTTATCATTAAGAGGTTTACAACCGTCCGATATAGCAGTATTCGTACTACCTCCGATAAATATATTGTTATGAGTTTCTTTCGGCGGATTTCTTCTAAGCGTTTCTGAGTCATCACTATAACTAATATATTTAATATCAGCATTCGATTCAAAACAGACTCTTAATATATCTTTAACTTGTTCAAACGGGTAATTAGAACCTAGCCAGATGGATTGAGAACTATCTTCATTTTCAATATTAACATTTGACTTATATACTTCTGATGAAACTTGAATTTTATAAAGATTTTTACGTAACTGTTCAAAATTTTGAGTTTTATTATTTATTTTCACTTTATAAAATGTTTCTACTTCTACTATTTCAGGGTCTTTAACAATCATTGACGTCACTTGTTTATTTTGTTTTATTTCTATTACTTCGTTAGAATTTGTAAAATTATTGAATGTTGATAAAAAATTAACTTCATCTTTATAATCTGATGGACCATATAATTTTTTGTGATGTTTTACAACTAGGTAGGTAAAACATCCTAATGTTAAAACTGGAAAAGCAACAATAAAAATAACAAGAATTAAATTCAAACTATAATCTAATTGCGATTGAGTTATTACAAAAGCTGCAATTCCCTCTGTTAACACTAAGAACATACCAATTATTCCCAATGGGTTATTAAAAAAAGATTTTATTTCCCTTCCGAATTTGTTCAAATTGAATCTACTCCTCCATATTTTTAGTTCACATTTAATAATACATTAGAAGTAAAGTTTAATCATCTCTAAAAATCAATCTCATCCAACATATCAAATGATTCATCAATATCAAATTGTTCTTCTAACTCTTTCGCACACCACATGCCACACAAAAAACACTTAAAACCATCTGTTTTACGTCTAACTTCTTCTTTCTTGAGGTAATGTTTATTACCATCTGCATTCGTCTTTACAAGCACGTTATTTGTGTACCAACGCATTAGTGGGTTGTCACCAAAGATAATATTATTATTAGCAAAAGCATCTTCAATACGAGGAGCCAACAAACTATCCGCTGCTCTTGGATTTTTAATAACTATTACTTCAAATCCTTCAGCTTTTAATAGTGGTCCTAAAATTTCCATTCTAAAATTATCGGCAACTATTTTAGTCACGCCATATTCTTCTCTGGCTTTGACAAAATATTCAACAATATATTTAGGGCTAATTGTTGGTTCATCAACAACAGTTAATAAACCTTTCTTCTCCCATTTTTTAATTGGTGCAAATCGTTCTTTTTTATGCTCTTCTGCTTTTCTTGAGTAACCGTAATAAATGTCCACAAATTGCTTTCTAACGAATGAATGAGTCTTAAAGACATAGTCATCATCAACTTTAAATAAAAGCCCACAAGCGGCAAAATCTCGTAAACTAGCATAGTCTAAACAGCCAATAGCTTGTCTACCTCTCACATCCGGAACCTTTCTTAAAGTAGTTAAATCTTCTTCATATGCAGTTCTTAACATTTCTTCACGAGTTGCTACTGATTTTTCTAAATCTGTAACTGGTAGGTTCATTCGTTTAGTCATAAACTCTTCTCTGTTTGATGGGTCGTCTTCTAAATCCTCGTACTCTTCCAACATTGTTTCATATAAACCTTCAGCATAATCTGACAAAGGTTTATGCAGCATTGGGTTTGCTAGTTCCCAATTGTCTGGATCATCAACTTGTTCTTCTGAATCTAACAAACACATAAAAGGAAAAAGAGCGTTAGGGCGCGTGTCACCTCTTAACACTCTTCTAGCTTTTTCTTTCATGTTATCCAGGAAGCCCTCACGAACATAACCATCAGTTCCAGTGTAAAATTCTCTCGGATTCTTCTTTTTACCTAAACCAGATATATGAACCTTTACATCTTTGTTATCTGGATAACGGTGTATTTCATCGAAACCAACAGCACCATCTCTTAAACCGTCTTTTGTGTCTCCGTTGGACGTTCTAAACTTGATACTACTATTAGTTTTCTTGCTGGTAATAACTGACTTACCATATTCAAACGCTTTTTGAAGAACCTTATTTCTTTTGATAGTATTATAGATTTCTTCAAAAGAAGTTTTAGCTTGTTCTTCGGAGTTAGCAATAATTGAAATGTTGTAATCATTAATTCCATGAAGTTCTGTCTGCAAGAAATTAAGAACAACAGATAGCAAACCGTTCTTACCACCACCACGACCAAAGAACCAAAGGAACTTACGATAAAAATTCCTGTCATTCTTTTTGAAAAATAAAAATACAAATGCGATTAAAAACTTTTGAAACGGCTCCAAAGGGAAGAACCATTTTTCACCATAGTTGATACAATCCTCAATCATCTTGTCATCAAAATAAATATCATCACGAGAAAGAACATCTCTCTCCAGGTACTCTATCAAATCAATTCGATCTTTGTTTAACTTAATCTCACCGTTTTTATATTGATTGATATAAAAATCAACATGCTTTTGATGAATCATGTTAAATCACTCTCGTTATAATCTTCTGGATCAGTTACAACTTTTTTACCTAGTTCATCAAGATTGAGGTCTTTACCTAGCGTGATAATTGCACGAGAAATTTGCACTTTTTGAGCTATTGCGGGATTAGGTTTCAAGAACTTTTGAGAACCATTTTCTACTTCAATCATCGGCCCATATTTTGTAATTGAACTATTCATTTTTCGATAAAGCTTAACTAAATCAAGGTATCGCTCAACTTTTTCAACTTCCATTTGGTCGTTAATATCAATCTGTCTGAAAAGTTGTTTCTTCAAATCTGACATCCTCAAAGTCCTACACCCCCCTATGCAAAATTTTTATCTCGTATATTTAGACGATTGACCCCATCCACCGGTTCCCATCAGTCCCCAAATCCATGAAACTTTTTCGACCGGGGGCTTGATTTAATAATGTTTTAAAATAAAAGTGGCGAGCTATCCCAATTTAGAGATTTCTCACCACTTTATGTATATGACCATCTATATCCCTTATGCGTCTTCGCTCCATGCTTTCCATTACAACAATTGATAACACTTGACTTGTCAAATCCGTTTCGACCTGCTTCGTTAGCTGATGGGAACACGATAGTTCTATCACCTATTAAACTAACACCTTTAACTTCTTTCATATTCTTTGTATTGTTACGACGAACTCCGTTACATCTTGCTATCCTTGTACCATGATTACAGTTCTCTTTAGATGTTACCCATTCTAAGTTAGAAGGTAAGTTGTTTAATTTATTCTCATCGATGTGATTTACTTCTGGTAGATTGTTTTCGTTTAATACAAATGCTTGACCTACTAATCTGTGTACCAGAAACGTTCTTGGTTTGCCCTGATTTCTCAAATGAACTTGATAGTAACCTGTCGTTCCTATGTTATTCTTTAAAATATTATTGGTTCTTTTATTTCTAACTTTACCTTTATTACTTATTTGATAAAGTTCTTCATAATCTTTTATGTCCTTCCATATCTCACAACACATCGAATTCATCATCCCACTTTCTTTTCTTCTTGTTCTCTCTGAACTCAAAACGTTTATGTTTTTTATTATGATGCATCTTACATCTTGTTCTTAAATTATCATTATCAAGTGCGAGCTCAGGGTAATCTTCCAACTCTTTAACGTGATCAATTTCTAGTATTGCATCATATTGAGTTGTGACTATTCCTTCATCTTTTGCAATCTTGACACTCGAAGTTGTCCCGTTCTAATATTTCTTTTCGTTTAGCCTTCCACTCTGCTGAACCATAAAATTTTGCTCTAGCTTGCTTAGTTGATACATCAATCATTACCAATCACTTTCCTTTCTGTAACTCCTCAAGATAAATAGTAACCAACGCTTGCTGTACCTTTAAGATACCTTCCACACCAGGATTACTTACATCTAACCCAAATCTTTCTTTTAAGAACACAGCATTGTGTGGTGCTTGAATTGTTTGTTGAGTGACATAAAACATTAAAGCAGATGATTCAGCCATGGTTAAACCATACTTGGTAGTGAGTGATATGATCTCTTCGCCTAACTTATCCATGTCTTTTGATTCATGATTCTTTTGTATCTCAGTTAGATGTGGATACTTCTTTTTGTTTAGTTTTTCCATAATGATAATTCCTTTCTAATTTTAGGCATTATAAAAACACCTAACTAACCTTAGGTGTTTTTATTTTTTTCTTTTTGTTTTATTTCTTCCTTTATATCTTCTAAAATACTTTCCAAAAATAATAAGTATAATCTATTTTTTTCTTTTTTAGCTTCTGGCATAGTTACA